GTATAAAGCAGTTTCGATTGATGGTAATAAAATCAAATGTCTCATCTTGACCCCTCGAAATAATCACTGGGATTATAGAAAGTGGGATGGTTCAAATTATCGGGACATGACACTTGAAGAACGTCAAAAAGTAGATTCGCGTACTGTAACAATCAGTACATTTGGTAGTAGCTCTGTAATTTTAGGAGAATGAAAATGGGAAAGAAATTGACTCGCGCTGAGTGGCTAACACGTAATAAGGCCTTGCCTATTGCTTTGATTGAAAGACCTTTGCGTTATATTGCAAACCGTACAAATTACCGAAATGATAAAGGTGAATTGGTACTGAGTTCTGCGTTCATTGTTGCAAGTGGATTGGCAGAACGTGGTATTGGTCGTGGTGTACAGGAAATCGCTCGGAGTATTTAATGGACCACGATGAAAATTATATTGCTGGACTTATGGCAGCTCTTCATGAAAAAGAGACATATGTCAGGGTGAAGTTTACCAAAGTTGATGGTTCAGAAAGAATTATGCTTTGTACTCTGAATGGTGAAGTCATTGAACCAATTCTTGGTAAGAAAACAGAAGAAAATGCTCGGATTGTAGAATCTGTGATTCGAGTGTTTGATCTTGAAAAGAAGGAGTTCCGTTCATTTCGAAAGGACTCCATTATCTCATACGAAATTGAATAGGAATATTATGAAGTTCGACGAAACAAAAACAAAAGCAATCCAAGCATTCTGTGCTGAGATGAGTGCAAGTTTTTCCCGACAGGTTGCTGAACGTGACTTTCAAAAGGAAGCAGTTGCGCATATTGTTGAGAAGTATGAACTTGGCAAGGACGCAAAGAAGATTCTGAAGAAGATGGCAAAGGTGCATCACAATGCGAAATTCCAATCACTAGTCGAAGAAAGTGAAGAATTTCAGGAAACATTTAAGTCCGTTTTTGGAGATAATGAATGAGTGAGTATACTTCTCCAATGGGAATTGCTGATACTGTAGAATGGTTTCAGCTGGCAGTTCCTAATCCCACCGAAGATAATAAATCAGTTCAATTAGGTGTACACCTAGAGGAAGTAGCGGAGATGGCGGAAGCATTTCAAATTAAGGAACTTCAAAATTATCTCCATTTGTGGGGAAATAACTTCAAGGAAAAGTTGATTCCTGTACCTGAAGTTGATCGTAAAGCACTTCTTGATGCACTATGTGATCAAATAGTTACAGCATGCGGGGTAGCTCATATGTACGGAATGGATATTGTTGGTGCATTTGATCAAGTAAATAAAAGCAATTTTAGTAAATTTGAAGATGGTAAGCCCGTATTCAAAGCTAATGGAAAAATTGGAAAAGGTAAGGATTACTTTTCTCCTGACTTGGAACCATATCTATGATGTATATTCCTCAATTTTGGATTCATTTTATCCTGTGTGTAATTTACGGCAAATTCTAAAAATGGACCTTCGGGTCCTTTTGATTTTACTTTTATTATTTTTCATGATACAATACTTCCATGATAAAGAAAAGTACTGATACCCGTAAGTTGTTTAACTTCTATACATATGACCCAACTGGTCGCGATGTTGTAATTCCCGTTCGCGGAGCTGATCAAGACGATGCATGGAATTCATTTGATAAAATGTATCGGTATTCAAATGGTGCACTACCCCCGGTTGACCAGGTTATTGAAGTAAAATGATTGAAAAGACATATGAACGGGTAGCAAGAAAATTGCTATCCAATCAGCGCAAGAATACCAAACCATTTGCGTGGTTTGATGGTAGAAAATTACATTCTGGACTTGAATCAATGCACAAAACTGCTGTTTCCCGTATGTGGAGAACTTTCTGGCGGATGAAGCAACGCCGATAATTTTACTTTTATTCTTATCTGAGATATAATAGTTATATCAAACGGAGAATCTATGTCTGAAGCAAAACGTGCCAAAGCGCACAAACTCCTGAAAAACAATGACCCGACGTTGAATCATTTTGATTACACTGCGTCATTCATTCGTTTTACCAATTTTCTTAACGTGAACTATGACGACAAACAACGTATGTCATGGATTAAAGCACGTTATCCAAAAGTAAAATTCTCGGAAGCACATCCATTTGAATATCGTGCAATGAGTACTCTCATTCGTGCCTTGGACAATGGTAATGAACTTTCTGATGAGCACATTGAGCGTCTTGACTCTGAAGTTGACCGTCTGACTTGCACCAAAAAGGAAGTCAAGGTTGCCGTAGTTTCTACAGAAGTTGTAGCAGCAAAGCCATCAATTCAAGATAAAATGGATGAAAAAGTATCCATGTTCTTGGGTGAATTTGCTGGTCTGGTTGATGAATATGTAACCACAAAGTCTGTACCAAAGGTGGACTCTCTGATTAGTGGTATGGGTATTCGTGGACCAATGATTAAGAAAATCGTCGAGCGTATTCAAGGTACAAAAGCCGAACTGACGGAAGTTCTGGAAGGCAAAGACAAGCAACTGGTAGAAGGGTATTCTAACTTCAAGAAGCCCGAGCTGAAAAAGCTGCTTGGTATGTATGAGAATCTGGAAGCATCTTTGGGTCAAGCCAAGGTTCTTACAGTACGGAAGCCACGCAAGACTAAGGTGAAGCCACCTGCTGTCATTGCTAAGAATGTGAAGTTCATGAAAGAACAAACTGAACTTGGACTTACTTCTGTAAATCCTGCGCTTGCAGTTGGTGCTTCGGAAGTTTGGGCTTATAATACCAAGTACCGGCGCCTGATTGTAGTAAAAGCTGTTGATGGTCAAACATTGACATGGAAAGGCACAACATTACAGAATTTTAATATTGAGAAGTCATTCTCAAAGACTATCCGTAAGCCGGAGGAAATTAAACCTTTGGTTGGACAAGGTACCCGCACTTTTACAAAATACATCAATTCTTTGAAGGCAAAACCGGGTAAGGTTAATGGTCGAATCAATGAAGAAACTGTATTGCTAGCAATTTTTAAATAGGAATAATTATGAATAGTAAACTAGTTGAAAAGGCATATCACGAAGCAATTGATTGGTGTGTTGAACGTGAGAAAAACTTAAAAGGTGAAAGAATTGCATGGTCTTTTGAAGAAAAATTTGCTGAAATTATGATTCGTGAAACACTAAAAGTTGTATACCATGTTATCAATCAATCTGAACATATCAATGGTAAACTGTTAAACACGCATATTACTAACGCAACCAACAACAACTTTGACACATATCTAAATTATGAAATTTAATATCAAACCCCGTATTGTTCAATTTGAAAGTGGTTTATATGGAATCCGTAGATTTTCGTTTAATCCATTTGAACTATGTTACCAATATCGTGATCTACAAGACAGATTTTGGCAGGATATTCAGAGTCCCAGTTTACCAGACTGTTTTTCAGATGACCTTGAAAAAGTCAAAAAGATTTACACTTTGATGAATCCCGTTGTCAAGGAAATTCTATGATTTTGGTAGATTTTAGCCAATCGTATATTGCAGCTTGTATGGCATTTGAGCACGACTTTAAGAAAGGCTCGGATACTACCAAGATGGAAGGTATTGCTCGGCATGTGATTCTGAATATGCTTCGCTCATATAACACCACGTACAAAAAGAAGTATGGTGAACTGGTAATTTGTATTGATGGAAAGAATACCTGGCGCAAGGCCTACTTCCCTCTGTATAAAGCACATCGAAAAGTTGGACGCGAGGAAAGTTCAACTGATTGGGAAAGCATTATCCGCTTGGGTGCACAGATTAGAGAAGAAATTGTACAGGTATTTCCATACAAAGTTGTTAATGTAGAAGGCGCCGAGGGTGATGATGTTATTGCTTGTATATTGAAACATTCGCAGGATAACTGGTTGAATCAAGATGGTCTTGAAGAATCTCTTCAAGAAATGCTGGTTATTTCATCCGATCATGATTTTCGACAGCTAAGTAAGTATCGGAACTACAATCAATGGAGTCCAATCCAGAAGAAAGTTGTTCCTCGTGCTGACAAGAATTTTATTCATGAAAAAGTCCTGCGCGGTGACGGCGGTGATGGCATTGCGTCAGCTCTTTGTCCCGATGACTTTATTGTGAACCATGATAAGTATGGACGTGCACCAAGTATTACATCAAAAATTTTGGATGCATATCTGGCAAAACCGGATGGTAGCACTCTTACTTCTCAACAGCAAGTATATCTGGCTCGGAACCGGACGTTGATCGACTTTGAATATATTCCGCAAGCTGTATATAACAATGTGATTGCAGAATATGAAAATTTTGAAGTGGTTGGTACAAAAAACAAAGTAATGGAATATTTTATCAAGCATCGGTGTAAAAATCTGATGCAGGATATCCCAGCTTTCTTCTAAGGTAATTATGGAAACTGTATACGATACATTGAGTGACATCAATAAAGACATTAACGCTATTAAGAAACCTGAAAATTGGAATAATAATTTTCTAAAAATTCTTCTCAAACATGCGTTTCTCCCCGAACATAAATTTCTGCTACCGGTGGGTGAACCACCGTATAAAGTAAATGAAATGAATCCGATTCAAACGAAGGGTATTTTCTGGCAGGAAATTAAGAAGTTTGGAACATACACACGAAGTGAAGTTAAGACAATTCAGCGTGAACGTATTTTCATTCAGGCTCTTGAAGCATTAGATGGACAAAGCCAACAGATTTTGCTTGCTGTAAAAGAACAAAATTTATATAAACTGTTCCCAAATTTAACACGTGAGAATCTAACAAATGTTGGGTGCTTCTAAACTTTTTAATAGTGAAGATTTTATTCGGCGGCTTCATCATGCTAATATAGAAAACAACTACTTTGCTATGGAAAAAAATATTGGATTTGTTTCTTCAGAAATTTCGGATTATCTACCCGATGCGTTTATTCTAAAAAGACACAATGCGGGTGTTTCAACATACGGTGAAACATTACGTTTGGTAAAAAATCCAAAAGTTGATGTTATTAAATTTTTAGAAAAATATCTCATTACATTGACAACAAATGTTGTGGTGACACGATTCGGAGATTGGTTGAGTGCAATCGAATCTGATTCTTTATTTGTTAAAGTCAAAGATACAAACAACTCCGTTAAAGTTGATGTAATGGGGGATGAATCTGCTGGTATAATTTTAGTTGATTACATACGACGAGAATTTGACGTCATTACCGTTACTGTTGATTGGGTAACGAGTAAGGATATGGATACCACAAGTTTACCACTTGTTATGCCCCGTGGTATCACAGATTCATCATATCCGTTTATTGACGGTGGTGTGGACGATTTTGTTGATAGTTTTCTGGATTCAGATGAGAATGTACTACTATTGATTGGTCCGCCGGGATGTGGAAAGTCAGTTCTAATTTCATATATTGTTGCTCGATCAGAAATGGGAGCAATGATCACATATGACCCAGAAATTATGAGTAAGGATACAATCTTTGCTAACTTCATTGAATCTAATAACGGTTCTTTTGTTATGGAAGATGCTGATGCTTTTCTTGGTGGTCGAACTGAGGGGAACCTGAGTATGCACAGATTTCTAAATGTATCATCTGGTATTGTGTCGATGAAGAATAAGAAATTGATCTTTTCCACCAACCTTGAAAATACAGATGAAATTGACCCAGCTTTACTTCGCCCTGGTCGTTGTTTTGATATTGTTCAGTTTCGTAAATTGACGGTGAGTGAGGGAAATAATTTTCTCAAAGATCACAATTTTGAAGGTACAGTTGACAAAGATATGACACTTGCGGAGTTATACAATATGACCGGCCGGAACCGTAAAGTAAAACGTAGATCAATTGGATTTGTTTAGGAGAAAAAAAATGGAGTTTACGCACGAAATATTTGAATTCATATTAATATCATTTGCGGTTTTTGAAGTTTTGCTTGGCATTGGAACAATTACATTCATGTTGTTTAAACATCGTGCTAAATTGCAATTAACATTCTTAAATATAATGGTGATTTATTTGTCAGCACTGAACCCATTTTCTGTACGTGATTTGACTAAGAATCTGGTGAATTATCTGGAGGAACTATGAGTAATTTTGATTTTGAAACTCTACGGAATGCTTTGTATCCAAAAGCAGACCCATATGAGAATGTATTTGCCGTTGAAGTAATTTCTTCATTTAAGGAAATTTACTTGGTACGAAGTAAGGATAAAAATCACCTACTGGAAAATATCATTGATCTGGTGGATTCGGGAGAATCTAATTATTTTCAAGATCACATTGGATACAATATTTCAAATGTGACTTATTGTAAGAGTGATTCGGACTTTGTTGATGTCTTGCGTAGAACGGAGCAAGTAAATATAACTCTTGAAGAATTTACTCAAAACAAAAATAGATGGATCAAAAACATCAATACACTAGAATGAAAAAGACATTTAAAACATTAGTCACTGACTTAAAAAATAAAATAAAACCAAAACGGGAAGACAATACTGAGTATGAATTTGGTATTGGTAAACCCAAGAGTGATAATGTTGAGTATGAATTTGGTATTGGTAAAAAGAAAACCATCAATGAACATAAAGGTCAGAACGGAATTGAAGATTCTGAGTTGACAAAGTTTCTTGGCAGAAGAAGTAATATTAGTACGCATGAAAAGAATGCACCGGATATTAAGCCGGGGTCAGATGCTCACAAAGCATTCAGAAATTGGACAAATTCCTCAACACATCACTTTCATGAAATTCATAAACATTATATGAATGGTGGTGAAATGCACAGTGGAACTTCTGGTGTGTTGCATCCAATAATTGATACTATTGACAGCCACAAAACAAAACCAGTTCAGGTTTCAACAGGAATTGGTTTCAGTTTGGGTTCAAGGCACCATAATAATGATGGACCTGGTCACGTTGTTGTTACTCCGTCCCCAATGTCATCATCTCATGATACAGGCATTGCCGGTGAATTTGCTAAGAAAATGCCAGTTGATCATGATGATAAAAGAATTCCTGCAACAATGAAACAACTTAGTATGCATCACGACGGAAAATTGCGTACTGTTCTTCATGGTACTGCTCATCATGGAATTTATATCGGTGAACATTCGACCAAAAAGTCCATTTCGCGGTTTCCTGAAGAAAAAGAACACTTGATGGGACCAACTAGTACCCATATTCCCGAATTATCTAGTAAACCATATCATCCAACAGAAAATCCAACCGGAAATTGGCACGTAGAGCATCCAATCAATTCTAAAGGTGAAAGAAGAACTGATGTGGTACCAACAATTCATATTAAAGGTGTTCACTTTCATCCACTTTCCAAAGAACACTATGACCCAAAAGACAAATCTAAACCAGGAAAATAATTATGCCAACATATTCAAGACATTGTGATAAATGTGATGAACTCTTCGATGTAGTTTGTAAGATTGCTGAAAAAGAAACTGCTATTCACGAATGTCCATACTGTGGATGTGTTGATGGAACTTATAGACCAACATCATGTCATACTTCTATGGAATCGGGAAGATTTTCTGCAACCAATAAGCCCTCGGGATTCAAAGAGGTTCTTCAAAAAATTGCAGAAAGAAACCCAAGGACATCAGTTACTCAGCAAGTGTAATAAGTAGTAAGTGTTCAACATAACGGGAAACCCTGATGGCTACTAAAAGACAAAAAGCAGCACTTTTATTAACAGAAACTTTGGAGAAAATTGAACCAAAAAACTCGGGACTAGAAAATAGAGAAGAACAAATCAACAACCAGCAGCACAAATATAGCCATCAACCTGCTGTTTCTAATTCTCTAAAAATTAAACTAGATCATCTAAAAACATTCACAGCTTTAACAGAAAATCAACAAGTATTGTTTGATATGTTTAAGCGTGGTGATTACTGTATGGGAGTATTGGGTTCAGCGGGTACGGGAAAAACTTTTTGTACTTTGTATAAGGCAATCGAGGAAGTTCTTGATAAATCAAATCCATTTCGTCAAGTTGTGATTGTGCGTTCTTGTGTTCCGACACGTGATGTTGGATTTTTACCAGGTTCACTAGAGGAAAAGCAAGAAGTATATGAACTACCATACAAGGAAGCATTTGCAAATTTGTTTGATAGACCTGACGCTTACGAAAGACTAAAAGAACAGGGTTATGCTAGGTTTGTTTCTACTACTGCAATTCGTGGTATTTCAATAGACGATGCTATCATTGTGGTAGATGAATGTGCAAGTATGACATTTCACGAATTGTGCACTATCATTACTCGTGTTGGTTACAGATCAAAAATTGTTTTCGTTGGAGACTGGAGACAAAATGACCTGTTAACAAAGAAAAATGATGTATCTGGTTTACCTGATTTTCTACGTGTTCTGCGTAGCATGAAGGATTATTCAGAACTTGAATTTTCTCGTGATGACATTGTGCGCAGCAGTTTAGTGCGCTCCTTCATAATTGCATTAGAGGATATGGGGTTCTAGTTTAATTTAATCCGATCAAATGCGTCAAAAGACGCATTTTTACTTTTATTATTTCTTGGTATATAATAAACACATCGGATACACAAGTGACGTATCTTACCGGAGAAAAGTATGAATTTTACAGTAAATTATTACCAAGCACGTGACATCATCAATCAAGTTCTTTTTGAGCTTGACCCGATGAGCACGGGGTGCAAGGAAAATGATTTACAAGATGAGTACTAT